ATATCTCATATAAGTAGCAAGGCCAGCAAAATCGCTCTTTTTCAAAGGTAGATGCCTGCGAACATCATAGCCAGCATAAACCACCTTTTCACCATCTTTAATTGCAGATGGAACAGCAATAAGTAATCCTTCACTATTTACGGCTGATACAATTTTACCCTCAGTATCACGATACTTTACATCCTTTATGACAAACGCCTTTCGTCCCTTCTTTTCCTTTTTGTTTTCCTTATTTTCATTTTCTTTACCAGGATTTACTTTGTTTACTTTCGCCATTTTAGGCCTCCCAATTTTGAATAATATTTTTGTTTAACAACCTACTATTTAAAGTATAATTCATTTTTTGAAAAAAGCAAATTTATTTTAATTTATTTTGGTTATCTCATCAGTATAACAGAACCACCTGTTATAGACCTCGCTTACTTTAAGGAGTTTCGACCTTTTGACCTAAAGCCATTTCTTTTATTCAGCGAGGTTTCGATTTTAGCTTTCAAGTTCCTTTGTTAGCTTTGCTAATTGCTCACGTAAAGCAGCAACTTTCTTCTCGGCTTTTGCCTTTTTAGCTTTTTCACGTTCAGCTTTCTTTGCTTCACGTTCAGCTTTCGCCTTTTCTTTTGCAGCAGCTTTTACAGCAGCATTAGATGAATTTTCAACACGAGTTGCAAAACGATTGATACTGGCAACAATTTTATCTCTGCCAGCTTTTAAATTATCAGGAAGAGTTGTTATTCTTCCTAAATCACCAGCGATATTACGAATATCGCTTACTACAACAGGAACATCCTGAGTAGTTGGCTTTACAGCCGATTTTGTTTTATTACTTGTTTTTTTCGCCATTTTAGGCCTCCAAATTAAACAATTAATTTTTTAGTTTTAACCTACATATAAAGTGTAACCTATTTTTAACTAAAAAGCAAATGAAAAATTTGTATTTTGTAAAAATTTTTTACGCCCTATAACAACTTAATTTTTTATACAATTTTAATATTTTAACGTATTTTACCAGCTATAAATTTTCCATCTGGTGCAGTAATAATTTCTTTACCAGCAGCTTCACTCCAATTATTAGGACTCAAACCTAAACCGAATAAAATAGGCACTCTAAATTTTATTGTTGTATTTTCTAAAGTATCAAGAATATATTTATGTAAATTAGGATCATATAAATTTTCAAGAGGAACGCCATTTAATAATTCATCATGAACATTAGCTCGCAATTTAATTCCCCATTTTCGAGAATCGGAATTATAACGAGGTGAAATAGCAACCATTCGTTCTTTTATAATATAAGCAGCACAACTTTGAATTAAACTATTGAATGCTTTATAGGATGCTTTTCCTGGAAGATATCTACGAAAACCATAAGCATTAAAAATAAATCCACGTAGTTTAGCAACTTCAATTGTTCGCCTTGAAGTTTCACGTATTTCAGGAAAAGTATAATGATATTTGTCATAAGATTTTTCTGCATGTTCTTTACAAAGTTCCTTAAATTTATTAAGTCGTAATTCAGAATCCAATCTCCCATCTTCAATTAATTTATTTACTTTTTCCCCTATAATTTTTATAACATGTTTATCAGACATAAGCCTTCCAACAATAGTTTTTTTACCCATTCCATAAGCCATACCAAAATTTTGATTTTTTGCATTGTCTCTTTCCATTAAAAGTAAATCTGCGACCCATTGATGATAATCTGTTGCTGGATCTTCGTTATATGCTTTTATAGCTTTTTTTATTTTGCAATAATGAACAATTAAACGATATTCAATTTGAGAAGCATCATTTGAAATGTAGCCCTCTCTTTCGTGTGGATGAATAAGTTTTTTAGATCTACTATTTTGTTGTTGTGAATTTGGTTTGCTACAAGATAAACGACTTGTTCTAATTGCTTGATTATAATTTGGATGAACTATCCCATTAACATTGAGTTTTAAAAAAGTATCAAGAAACAAACTTTTAAATTGTTGTTCTGTTCTATATTCAGTTATAAGATCAACCACTTGTTTTATTTTTTCATTACTTGTTACTAATGGATGAACTTTATATAAAGCCATTGCATCTTTATCAAAACTTGGTCGACCAGTATCTATCCATCTTCCATCTTTTTTCTCTTTTATTGTAAGTAAAATTGGTAGTTTAAATTGTTTTAATAAAATCTCTTGTAAACAATTATTTGAATTAGTAAATTCTTTTCGCTCAGTTAATCGCTCAATCTTTTTAGCGTTTTCTATCATAATTTTTAATACTTGATAAGATTGTATTTTACATTCCATTTCATTTATTACTAATCCATCTTTCTCCATATCGAATAAAATAGGAGTTAATTTAATTTCAGTTTCAATTAGATCTTTTACTTTTTCTGATTGTTCATTAGTTGTTTCTTCTATTCGTCTTTGCATATTTTCTTGTAAAAATCTATACAATTTTCTATTCATTCTTACATCATCATTGGCATATTCTCCGAGTATTTTTATAGGAATATCAGCATAAGATTTTAATTTTGGTTTAAAACTATTTAAATATTCTTGAACTCTATCTAAACTACCAGTATCATAATTTAACCAATCTTTACAAAGTGGCTTTAATCCATATTCTAAACGATCACTATAATATAATTTACTTAATGTTAATGTATCTACAAGACGGCATTTAAATTCTACTCCATCTCCAATATCAAACATCATTGCATCAAATTTTACAAGATGATTTATCCAATCAGTACATGTGGATAAAATATCTTGTATCCAATTCATTACATTATCTATTAATAAATTATTAGAATCTATAGAGGTATGACGAATAGGGATATACCAAATATCTGGAATTTCATCAGCAGTTATACTAAAACCACAAATTTTATCCCCTTTCCAAGGATATAATCCTCCTAATTCGTCATCATTAAAAACTCGTTTTGTTTCTACATCACAAAATATTTCTTTACGATTTTGTAAATTAGGGAGTTCTGATAATGATTCTATTATATGAAAATTATCACGGAGATTAATCATAATTTAATACTATTTTTTATTTATCATTTAGACATCCAATTTTTATTGTCATTATATAGCCAATCTTTAATAATATTATTATCATAATCATCTTCTAATGTTTGTTTTGTCCAATGAGGGAGTGTTCTATCTAACATTGCTTTTGCATTATTAGGTTCTACAGCCCAATGTTCTGCAAGTATTTCGAAAGCAACTACATCTATAACACCAGAATCAATTATAATATTAGCACAATTAATACAAGCAGAGAACGTCGTAAGTAGAATAGTTTTTCCACGTTGGCCGTTTCGTTTCATTCGTTTTAAATATTTCATTATAACTCTTGGCTCAGCATGACTACATCCACAAGAACCTTTTATTCCAGAACATTTATTTTCTAATCCAGATGGACCATTTATTGCAGTATAATGAATTATTAATTCATTTTGTAAATCTACTTCTAAAATAGCAGCACCAACAGCTTTTCGTTTACAAACTTGATTTTTTTCTGCTTCAATTTTTATTCGATCAAATGTTCGTAGAACAACTTGCTTAATAAGTTGTTCGAAAGTTGGATTGCCATTTATTTTATAATATGCTTTTAATAAATCTAATTTTGTTTCTTTTTCCATTTTATATTCCTAATAATTCTCTACGATTTATCCATTCACGCATAATAGTTTCTATACCTATATTTTCAACAAAACAAGGAATTTTTTTCGGTACTGGTTGTTGACAATTTTCTGGTAAAATATCTAAACTAAAATCACAATCTCCACCTAATCCATATTCTTTAAATATTTTATTTGCTTCGCATAAAATCGGCCAATTTAATAAATTTCCACGTTCGTCTTCTCTTATTCGCTGTTCATACCATTCTTCATCTCCAGCAAAAAGAACAACTATTAAACCTCCTACACTTCTAATCCAACTATTTATTATTTTTAATTCTCTTGGAAAAATTTTATTATGATGATAAGCTAATCCACCAAGATGAAATCTATCTTGTACAGCATAAGGATTTATCATTTTTCTATAATCTAAAAAGAAATCAAATATTGATTCATTAGGTCGAGTCATCCAACTATAAACAACTGGATAACCAAGTTCACTAACTCTTTTAACAACTTTTTTAGCAAAAGTTGTTTTACCAAGACAATCACTACCTTCTATTATCAACATTTTTAGTATCCTTTAAATTTGGTTTTCTTTTTTTAATCTTTCACGGCCAATTAGTAATGCTCTTTTAAAATTTGGTGGTTGCCAATCTTTTCCTTTGTTTCTTAATCGTGGATTAGTAATAGGATTACGTGGAGCTTTTGTTGCATTCGAATTGCAAACTTCTTCCATTATTTCTTTACTTGGAAGCCAATAACTTACAGCCGTTCCTATAACTACATATAATAAATCACCTAATCCATCACTTGCTTTTAATTCATTTCCTTCATTTATTCCTGTCATAAATTCGGCAAGTTCTTCAGCCATTAAATGAAATCTATAAAAAGATTCATTCTTTTTCTTATCGCATTTCCAATATCTTATAGAAATTTCAGCAACTATAAATGTTAATTTTATAAGAAATTTCATTAAAAAATTTGAAAATCCTTTATTAGCTTTAAGAAATAAGCAATAAGGAAATTGATGCTTCTTATGAAATTCATAAATTGCTTTTTGTGTTTCTATCATTTTATAATTCCTATAATAATAATAATAAAAATGCTGATAATAGGACTATCAACTATTTTCTGGTAGGATAGCTCACCATCATATTCCAAATTGCCAACTATTATCAGCACATAATTTAATTAATAAGCTGATGGACTTTCAACCCTAATTTATATTTTCCTGTTTTTCTTATCAATTAAAAATCTTCTTCTGCTTTTACAGCAGCTTCCTCTGGAGAATTAATTTCATCATCTTGTACCATAAGACGTTGTTTATTAAATAAATCTTTAAATTCTAAATGTAGATTTTGCATTGTTTCAGCTTCTTCTGGAAGAATAATTGAAGGTTCTGCTGATTCAAATTGAAAACCATACCATTTTCTTGTTGCATCTGGAACATGATGAATTGTTTTTAATTTCCAAACTTGAGCCCAAAGAGGAACCTGCATTGATTTTCCTCTTATATTTTGTCTTCGAAGTGAAACCGCTGAAATGAAATTTTTACCTTGAGTCCATTCACCTCTTTCAAAAGAAAGTGTTACTGGAGTTCCAACAAGCGGATGATCTCCATAAATAAGACCAATAAATCTAAGATGTTCTACATAACCATAATACATCTTATCTTTATCAGGCATATTATCTTGTCCTTCATAAAGTTCTATTCTTGTATCAGCGTTCTTAGATTTAGCTGCAAGTTCACTGGTGGGATCATGACTACGATCTAAAATCATTGGACCTGTGCCTTTTAAATCACGCCATTTTGCCCATTCAGGGAAGAAAAATAAAGGAACAAAACAAAAAGAATTAGGCTCTTCTTTGTGTTTACAAATCATTACATCCCCAGGACGAATGATAACAGAACCAACACCAAAATTAGAAATTAATTCAGCATCAGTTGTAGCTTGGATAATCTTAAAACGAGGAACAATACGATATTCTTTAAGAGTATCCAAACTTTCATCTTGCTCAACATATTTAGCAAGATAATTTGGATCAATCCCTTCCACTTTATTTATTGCTGTTTCTGTCCGTGAACTTTTTTGACCACCATTTTCTTTCACCATTTAAATTCTCCTCAATAATTAATTTAGGTTTATCAAAACCCATACTATATGGTTTATTTTATTTAACGCAAGTGAAAAATAAAATTATTTTAATTTCTCATTTCATTTCTCCTTTCTTTTTCTATAAACTGTTATATATTGTGGATATTGTTTTCCAAATCCTTTTGGTATTTGTTTCCCTTCATTCATTTGTTTTGTTAAAAATTCTACAACTGTTTTCCAATCTAATTTTAATATCCCTAATTCTGCAACTTTTTTTGGAACATCAAAATAATCTGTAAGTTGATAATATTCTTCGGTAAATTTATTTGGAAGAGCAGCTTGCATTTTTACATCTGGAATACCAGTTGCTAATTGCCCATCAACTTGCATTTTAATTGAAGGATCAGATAATGAATTTTGCACAAGTCGATAGGCTATAATCTGTCCACATAGGTCTTTTCTTGCTTTTACCTCTTTACGAAGTTCATCAAATAGATTTTCTAACTCTCTACAAATAAACCCAAAATCACAAAGTTCTTCACTATTTAATTTTTTAGATTTTATTTGTTCATTATTTTTTGCTAAAAATCCATAAACTAAATTATAAACAGATTGAACTTCTTCTTGTATATTTATAAATTCTTTAATTATTTCTGTAGAAGGTTCTTCAGTTATTTTTTCAAATATTTTCTTATCTTTAGATTCTAATTTTAATTTTGGAAATTTTTTATTACAAAAAGGACAATTATCTAATCGCTTTTCTACAATAAAAAATTCCTTACAATATATACAATGTTGTGCAATTCGTTTTTCCATTTTTCTCACTTTTTATTTAATTTCGAATATAGAAGATTCAACTAAATCATTCTTTTTACACACAGGACATTTTGGCATATCGACTAATGGAATATTCTTAGTTTTCCATTGAAAATTACAGCGATGACATTTATGATTCATTTTATTCTACCCTTTTGTTTCTTTTTCATTTTATATGTATTCCTTAATTAACTTTTCACTTTTCATTTTTCAAAATTTAATAAATCATTTAAGTCTAAGCAGCGATGGTCTGATTGCTTAATTTAACATTCTTTTTTCTTTTTAATACATTTTTTATGAGCACGAACATAATCAAATAAATTTGAACAACCAACTGATCTTTGCCAAAATCGAATTGGTTTATTACAAAGATAGCAAATCTTAGATTGTTGTTTCATCCATTTTAATTTTCGTTGTTCAATCCAACTAAATGTATCATGATCATTTTTAGATTTAACCCATGAATTTTTCATTTCATTTCATTTCATTCTTCAAAATTTAAAAGACGTAATCAGTTAATTTTATATTACAATCTATACAGTTTTTCATTTCTATCTTCCTCTATGACAGGGAGCAACACAATTATTATGATGAGCACCTTCTAAATGATTTTCACTACGAATACGAAAACCACATTCATTACAAAATGCAGGATTCATATTTTGTCCTTGCATAATTCTTTTTTGTCGAATATTAGCACTATGAATTTTTTTATCGATTTTCTTTTGAGCTTCTTTTTCTTGAAATTTATTCATTTTATATTTTGTCCTTTTTGATAAACTGTAAATGGATTTCGTTTTGGTTTTATTCCAAGATTCATTATCATATCTACAAAAATTGAATTAGTTTTTATTGTTGTTTGTGTATTAGCTTTTATTATTTCAAAATCTCTTAATAAAACCTCCTTAGCCTCAACTATTTTTGTAAATAACTTTATATCTGCTTTTGTGTTTTTATCAGGATGATGCTTAAAACTTAATTCACGAAATTTTCTTATAATTATTTCTTTTGAAACTTCCGCACCAAACTTAAAACCAAAAATATTTAATGCTTCACCTAATTGCATTTTATTTAATTGTCTTTTCATTTTTTATTTTTTTCTAATTTTATAATTTTAAATATTTTTATTTTATATCTATTAAAAAACGAGTGTAGCATTTATTACAAATTCCGTGACCAGTAATTAATTCACTTCCAAGAACAATAAATTTATTACATTTAGGACAATTTATATAATAAGATGTTCCACTTGCTGAAATCTTTTTTATTTTTACTTTTTGCATTATGTTCATTTCCTCATAAATCAATTATATGACGACCGCCTTTTTTATCCCTATAAAATCCGGTACAAGCCTCAGTACAACTTCTATTTTCAAAATCACATTTAGAAACATTACATTTATCTTCATCACCTTTGTTCCATTTCTATCAAAAATCCAACAATCATTTTTTTCGAAATCTTTATATTGATTCACATATTTTTGAGCTTTTTTCAAAGATGTAAAAACTATAATTGTTGAAGCAACATTATTATCACATACTATCCAAACTTTCATTTTCTATAAGCTCCTAATACATTATTAAGAATATTACGAATATCTTGTATGCTCATTGCCATTGCTCTTTTACCTTTTACTCTTTCACGAATTTCTTCATCTATTGTATAAGGAATTACCAAATCAGTAATTCGTACATTAGTTCTTGTTCCTCGACGATGTGCTCTATCTTCACTTTGTATTCTATCAACTGCCGACCAATTACAACTAAAATAGATTTGATGATTAAGATACATTTCTGAATTATCAGGATTACTTACATCATACCCCAAATAATTTTGTCCTATACCAGCAGAAGCAGGGTTGGCGATAAGTACTCTACAATTATCATCTCTATTTATCACATCTTCAGCAGCAGCAGAATCTTTTACACGATACTCTTTTTGTATTGCTTTATGATATCCAACATGAATAATGCCTTCTTTTGTTAATCTTTCACTAATAGCTCTTATATCTTCAATAAAAGTTGCCCAAATAATACATTTACTATTTGAATCATTTTCCCAATCTTCTTTTATTATATCTATAAGAGCATCAATTTTTGGATTACGTTCTGATATTTGATATATTTTTCCTGGTAAAATTCTATCATGTTCTAAATCTTCTATATCATCTATTTTTACAAATCCACTGCAAATCTGAGCTAATCGTATTAATTTTGTTAAAATATGTTCTACAGTTATATTACTTCCTTCAGCTTCAGCAATAGCTAAAAGCTCATCTATTTCTGCAACAAGTTTCGTTGCTACTCTTTTATAAATTTCTGCTTGTTGTGAAATCATTGCTACTTCATATAAATCATAAACCTTTTCAGGGAGATTTAATCCTGTATCTTCTTTACGAATTAAAAAAGATAATCTTGCAAGTCGCTCTTGTATAAGAGGAATATTTTTAAAACCAACAAGTTTCGCTACTCCAGTTTCACCTTGTATTCTTTGTTCCCATTTACCATGAAATGCACGAAAATTTTCATAGGTAGAAAATCCTGACAAACCTTTTCCAAGCCATTCCCATTGAGCCCAAAGATCAAAAACAGTATTTGTTATAGGAGTTCCTGTAAGAATCATCTTCGCTTTTGCTCTTATTTCATCAATCTTCATCATATCTTTAAAGCGTTTTGTATTATGATTCTTAATTTTATGTGATTCATCTATAACAACCAAATCCCATTGTATTCTTTTTAATCCTTCCCAAATTGAACTTACTGAATCAATAGATATAATACAAGCCGACCAAGCACAATCATCTTCTGAACGAATACCATCTATAAGACTCCGTATTTTATTTATTTTTCCACCTCTTAAAATACAAGTTTTCCCAGGTATGGTAGCAAAACGTTCGAATTCACGTTCCCAATTTAATCGTACTTGTTGTGGACATATTATAAAAGCACGATACATTTCATTTTTCTTTGCTCGTTTTCTTGCTGCTTCCAAACAAACTCTATTAATTACAACCGGAGTTTTTCCAGTTCCTTGTTCCATAAATAAAGAATAAGAGAAATTATTAAGACTACATAATAAAGCAGCTTTTTGATAATCAGTTAATGGAAGTTTATCATGTTCAATAAAATCTTTTGGCATTTCTGGAATTTGTTTTGTTGCTTTAAATTCTGCAGCTATTATGGCATTTTTTGATTGAGCATAAAATCTACTTAATAAATAAGTATAAAGAAGTTGAGCTTCTTCAGATTTAAAAATTAATTTATGATGAGGCCAAATATGATGAATTAATAAAGCAGTAAAATCGGTACCAGCTAATCTCCATTTTCCAAAACCTTTTTGTCTACGTTCTGGAACACGACGAAACCAAACAGTTGAAGCATTATAACTTGGATAAAAATAATATCTATCATCTTTATAAAATGCTCCGTTTGGTGTTTGTACATAAATA